CCAGTGGCTGCTGTGCCTGTAATGTTAATATCGCCAGCACCAACAATAGAATCGCCAGAAGTTATGCTTACGTCTGTGCCGCCTGTAGTGTTACCAACAGCAAGAACTTCGGCCAAGGAGTCGTGAGCGGCAGAGGAAGTGTCTACATAGGCAGTCGTGGCTACTTTTGTGGAGTTGTCGGAGGCTGATTGGGTTGTGGCTGTTACTGTACTGGCTAATGCCCCTGAGTAAGTCGTAGCTGTGACTGTGCCTGTAGTGGACAAGTTCTCGTTTCCAAAGCTAATAGCGCCTGTGTCAGACGTAATAGCTGCACCGTTCACAGTGACATTGTCTACTGTAAGGCTAGTGAGTGTACCGAGGCTAGTGATAGCAGGCTGTGCTGCTGTAGTGACTGTAGCGGCTGTACCAGAAGTGTTGCCTGTGACATTGCCTGTTAAATCGCCGTTGAAGGTTGTAGCTGTGACTACACCGGCAGAGGACACTCTAAACTTCTCAGCCGCTGGCGCTCCTGCAGCCATGAGGTCTACTACGAAGTCAAAGTCTTCTGAGGTGGCTGTTACGTCTGTGACAACAGTACCAAGCACCATGCCTGTCTCGTTGTTGCCTGCAGTTGTTTCTACTACATAGTCTGTGGACACACCAATGCCGTTAGCTGGAGTGCCTGAAGTTGTATGGATTAGTTGCTGTGGAGACGTTGTAGCCGAGTTAATGGCATCGTCCACTGTAGATACTGTGACAGCTGTGTTGACAGTGCCTGTGAAGGTGGGAGAAGCTTTGTCAGCCTTTGTGTTGGAGGCTGTCGCTATATTATCAAACTCTGTGTTGAGTTCTGTACCTTGAACTGCTTTGTTCGGGTTGCCCGATATAAGAGCATCCTTGGCTGCGAAGTTAACTGTTTTTGAGTAATCGGCCATGATGCACCTTTAGATTGGGGGATAATAAGAAGAGACTACGTAGTCTGTGAGGAGCTACGTAGTCTCTGTGCTACTTACTAAGAGTCATTGCGACTCTGTTGCTGCTTAGGCTGCTAGAGCTACGCAGAAGCCTGCTTCAGGACGGTATACTTTAGTACCGTAGATGCGGTCAGATGTATACAAGTTAGAAAGGAATTCCTGCTTGTATTGAGTCTGTGAACGAACACCAACTTGCTCAGCAAGGATGATGCCGTCTGTGTGCCACAACATGCTACCACGAACGTCAATAGAACCACCAGCGTTGTCGCCAGCAGTTTCAATGACAGGTACGTTAGTAGAGACTAGGAAGTTTACACCGTATACTTCACCAATCAAGCCGTTAACAACACCACGTGAGCCAGTGAAATCGCTAGAGTTAAAACGATCTATACCTAGCATAGTGTTCTTAGCAACAGGTGGAACAGCCCAAGTACGGCCAGACATAGGCACGTCATTGTCGTCCATCTTCTGGATCATGTCACGGATAACAACGTCAGAGATGACGTCACCAGCAGCTACAGTGTCAGCAGCGTAAAGAGATACAGAAGTACCTGCATTAGCATAGAAAGAACCAGAGTGTACGTAGTCAGCGCTGTCTGAATCGCCCCAACCAAGGTTACCAGTGCTGAACAACTTAGTGTCAACCTGTGTAGCTAGTGCAAAACCAGCGTCGTCTGTGAAGAACTTACGCATGGACTCAAGAGCCTGTACGTCAGTGATGTCTTCGATTAGCTTGGAATATTCCCAATGCTGGTCGATAAGGATAGACAGTTTAGTGTCTACGTTGTTCTGAACAGTTACAGCAGTGTTCTCTGCCTTAGCGTATGCTGCTCCGCGAGTAGGCTGTGGTACGTGGATGGTGTCGCCTTTCTTACCAGCGAAGGCCATCTTGCGGACGTGAGGCGCTACTACAAGGTTAGTCTTATAAGCCGCAATAGTCTCGTCACTCCAAATCTCTGGAATGAAAGCTGCTGCGCTAGTGTTGTCTACAAATCCGCCAGTTGCGGGGAATGTTGAAGTTGCCATGTTACTTGCTCCGTTAGACTACCCGTCTTTCCGCATAGGCCTGCATTATTTCAGGTTGTAATAGCGAATAGCGTTCGGGATCGTCGATTTTAAGTTTAATTAAGTCAGTCCGTCGGTAAAGTTTACGATTGTCCCCAGCAGAACCTGGAATGGCTCCTGTGCTTGCTTTCTTAGTCTGCTGCTTCTGGTCAGCTAAGACCGGATCAGTTGACTGCGTAGCTTCAACGGCTGCAGGCTTCACTCTCTTCCATTCGGAGAAGATGTCGTCTGCTGCATCGACATTATAGTTCGTATTAGCTTCTTGCAGGGCTTTCGTCCTGTATCGGCTACCTTCGATCCATTCTAGGAACTTTGGGTCTGCCAGCACTTCTGGTATATCTGAGTGCTTTTGGTTTAACGAGTCTAATGCTTTCTGCTGTGCTGCTGTTACTTCAAGCTCCTGCGCCTTCTTAACTGCAGGATGGTTATCAATGAGCTTATTAATACTAGCTTTAGGATCATCGAATAGGTCAATCTCTTCTTCAACTTCGGGCGTTGTTGGTACTGCGTTTGGTTGCGTAGATTGTGACTGATGTTGAATAAAGTCATCTACAATAGTCCTAAGCTCTCCTACTTCGGCACTTTGCCGACCATGTAGCTTCTCAGCATTTTGGTGCATTTCCACAACTTCTGCTATGGTTTTGCCTCTATATTTAGAAGGTAGTTCAGGCTCTGGTGCTTCAACTGCCGCTGTAGTCTCCGCTTGTTGCGGTACAGCTTGTACTGACTCACTCAAAGTCGCTGCAGTCTCTGTTGTCTCAGTGACAACGGGGTTAACTGCTGGCGTTGTAGGTGCATTAGCGTCTACGTCTATCAGGTTTGCTGACATTAATAAAACTCCGTGATTAGATCATTGTGGAGGAAGTGCTATAAAATATAGCTTTAGCGTCGGTTCAAGTCCCATGCTGCATCGGGGCCGTGGTTCGCCGTCGCCTTCTGTTCGAGTGCCATGTGCTTGTTGCGCTTCTTAACCCAATGTTCGGTAGCCTTCGGAAAGTCACCGCTTATATGGTTTAGTCTAGTGCGTGGGGCGCATATCACTCTAGTCGCAGGGTTGCCACATACTTCGCAAAGGCTAGTACGAACATCTTCAGCAACAAACTCTTCGCTGATATGTCCGTCGTCACACCTAAAATCGTATAAGAACCTCACGAACTGTAGAGGCCTGATGCGACTGTGTAGTCTTGTGGTTCTAACGACTGTAGATAATCTGTCTCTATAATACCTATGTTATCCTGCAGGTTCTCTAGAGTTCTGATAATATCCATTTGACCGGAACGGAAGAATAACTCTTCTACTGTGCGGGTCTGCTCTACTGAATTAATGTTAGGAACGCGGTCTTTAAAGGTAGTGAGTAAGAGTTGAAAGGGTTCATAGGCCCAAAGCTCCTTCATAGCCTCTATATACTGCTCTAACGGTTCATCACGTACAGCTTCGTTCATTCTATTTCTCCAATAAGGATAGAATTGCTTGACTTTGGTGTCAAGATGTGGTATAAGGACAATACTATAGCACACTTTTGCTCCAAAGTCAAGCTAAATCTCAACTTTATTCCTTACCCTTCGGAGATGCCTTGGCTTTTGGGGCTGCTTTAGCCTCTAGAGCCTCTACACGGGCTTCAAAGCCTGCTAGAATAACGTTAATTTCTTCTTGTAGGCGCTGTAAGTCCTGTCCTGTAACAACTATCGAGTAATTCATCTATATCTCCTTAGGTTTTGAGGAACCAAGCGTTCGCATATTGTCGAGGCTTAGCTTTTTCTCCGTAAGCATTCTATCTGTAACTGCGAGGCGACGCTCAAACGCCTCTTTCGTAGCATCAGGCGGCAAAGTAGCCGCTATAGCCTTGATTTGGTCTATTTCTAGCTGCACAGGGACTGCTAGAGTCTCTGCCTTGTACTTAACTGATCTAGCTGTACTCTCAGCCGCTTGGCCTTCTAAAGCAGCGCTCTGGCTGTTCTGGAAGCGCATCTGAGCCTGTCTAGTCTCTTCGGCCTCTGCCGCTTGCTTCTGTTGCTCTTCTGGGGACACCTCAGCGCTCTGCTTGAGCAGCGCAATAACCTCTTCTCTGTTAGAGATGTTCATGTGGTTAATAACAGCCTCCATCAGAGCAGGCTTGAGAGGGCTGTCGTCGCCCATAGTCTGCAGGAGTTGTCCTAGCTGTGCTACTTCGTACTCACGAGCTACGATGCCTAGGTTGCCTTTAACCACGAACTTGTAGTCCTTGGCAGGGAACTTCTCAGGCTCGTATTGCATGTAACGCCACGCGACCTTGCAGATGAAGGGAACTAGGAAGCTCTCCTCGAAGTTAAGCTGTGTACGCTTGTGACGCTTCACAATTGCCCCTGTTGACATAGACATCGTAGCTGCGCCTGTATCTCCAGGAAGAGTCGATGGAGTCATGTCCACAGCGCCGGTAGCTTGTTGTACCT